CCTGTGCGCTGGCCGGGGCACCGGCTCGGGGGCTGGCGGCTACCTTGCGCTCCAGACAGCACCCGCCGGCTCGACCGGGACCACGCTCGGGACGGCGGCGGAACGGCTGCGGGTCGATGTCGCGGGCAATATTGGCGTCAACGGGACCAGTTTCGGGAGTGGCGCCAAGGTGATGTTTATCGCCAACGCCGGCACGGTCCCGAGCACCAACCCGACCGGCGGCGGTATACTTTACGTAGAAAGTGGAGCGTTGAAGTATCGTGGAAGTAGTGGAACGGTTACAGTCCTGGGGGCGGCATGACCACATGGATTGTCGGCGCTGAGAGCGCCAGCCAGACCGTCGGCAGCAACGCGGCACAGAGCGCCGTCGAGGCGGCGGCCAGCGCTGCAGCCGCTGCGGCCAGTGCGGCGACGCTTGCCACCCTGTCGGTCACGGCGGCCGGCTCAACGACCGCGCGGTCGCTGTCGGCAAGATTTGCCGATATCGTCAACATCAGGGACTTCGGGGCGCTGGTCGATGGCGCGACCAGCGACGGCACAGCCATCTCCGCCATGGCGGCGGCGGCGGGATTCATCCGGTTTCCCAAGGGCAACACCTATATCGCGGCCAATCTGACCATTTCTGTCCCGGCCCTCTTCGATCAGGGCGCCTATGTCACGGTGGCGGCGACTTTCACGCTGACATTTTCATCGCGGGTCGAAAGCCCGCGCCAGTACATTTTCCGGGGGTCGGGGCTGGTGTCGCTGACCGGCGAGGACAGTCGCAGGGCGCATGCCTCATGGTTTGGCGCGTTTCCCGATGGCTCCAACTGCGCCGCAAACCTGAACGCACTCACCACCGCCATGGGCAACAGCCGTGAGGCCCTGATCGAGTTCGATCCCGGTGTCTATCAGGTCAATTCCACGGTTACGTGGAACCGTGGCAGCCACCTGCTCGGTTCCGGCGACCGGCTGACCGTGTTCAAGTCGGGCAGCCTGACTGGCGATGTTTTCACGACCGCCGGCATCGCGTGCTGGTTCGAGCGTCTTCAGTTTGAAATCGACAGCGCGGTTGGCACCGAGCGCACCAGCGGGTGCTACATCAACGTTGCCCACGGCAATGCCATCGTTTCGGATATTGCGTTCGGCGGCGCTGCTGTCGGTGTCAAATTAGCCGCATCGAACAGCCACGCCCGCAACATCCGCTGTCTGGTCGGCGGCACTGCCGGCTCTGGTACGGCGACCGTCCTGGTGACTGCGAGTGATTGCACGGTGGATGATGTGCATCAGCTCGGCGGTGTCTACACCGGGCCTGAATATGTCGTGGCCGTCCGCAACGACAGCGCCGCCGTCAGCAACGTCAACATCCGGAACGTCTTCAACGGGACGGCTGGGAGCGGTGTCGGCATCGTTTCCAACGGTCAGTTTGTCAGTGGGATTTCCGTTGCGGGCGTCCATCAGCGCACCGGCACGACCTCGCCGTCAGCGGTCACCATCAGCAACGTTGGCGCGCAAACTATCGACAGCATCCGCATCACCGATGTCTTCGTGAATGCCGCCACGACGGACGGCATCATTGTCAGCAGCACCAATGGCGCCATCACCGATGTCCTGCTGGACGACGTGGTAACCCAGGCCATCAGCGGCACCGGCATCAAGATCACCCGGACCAGCGGCGCCGTCAGCGTCCGCATTGGCACGGTGGACGTGTCCCGCGCGGGAACAACGATTTCCCAGACCGGCAGCCCGACCGTGACGACTTTGGTGGACTCAGCCACCACCATCGCCATCGCCAGCGGCGGCACCGGCTCGACCAACAGGCATGCCGCCAAGACCGCTTTGGGATTGGTCTTCGATGCCACCGTGCTGGATGACAACGTGATGATCGTTGATCTCGGCACGACTGTTTTCAACCTGCTGTTTGCGCTGTCCGGCAACGGCACAGGAGCGCCGCGCGGGCTGTTCGCGGCACGGGCGGCAACCGGCCCGTTCTGTGCCGTCATCGTTTCGACCGGCGGCACAGTCACCGCAACGACCGGCGCCCTGGCGGGCACGACCGGGGCCGATGCCACAGTCACCGTCTCGGCAGACAACACCGGAAAGCTCTACGTCGAAAATCGCAGCGGCTCGACCTATCGCTACACCCTCGCCGTCTTCGAGGCGCAATCTTAGATGGTCACCGTTCCCCGTGACGCACCCTATTGGGCGCAGCAGCTCGCCGACGATGTCAGCCAGGAACTGCGTGTCCGGGCGCGCGGCTTCCCGCTGTCGCTGGCGCCGTTTCCCAAGGCGGATTTGCCGCTGGCATCCCGCTGGACCGACCACTGGATTGTCGTCACCGATGACGTGGGCGGCCGGGTGCCCGCCTTCAGCGACGGCACCAACTGGCGCCGCTGCACCGACCGCAACATCATTTCGTAGAGGCTGACATGCCGAGCACTCCCTCCACCCGGTTGCGCGTCGAAAAGCAGGCGCTTGGGGAAAATAGCGCGCTGTGGGGCGCTCCGAAACTCAATGCCGCCATCGACCGCCTGGAAGAGGGCATTGCGGGCGTTCTCACCGTCGCCATTGCCGGCACCACCACGACACTGACCAGCACCAACTACAGCGCCGACCAAGCCCGGTACGCCTGCCTGATCTTCACGGGGACATTGAGCGCGAACAGCACCATCGTGGTCCCGAATGTCGAGAAGCTGTATCTGATCGTCAACAACAGCACCCAAGGCGCCTACTCGTTGACGATCAAGACGGCGGCGGGGACGGGCTACGCGCTGCGACCCGGGCCGCAACAGGTGTTTTGCGATGGGACGGATGTCTACCGGGGAACGCCGACCTTCGAGCAGCTCCCCGTCGGTCAAATTGCCACTGATTCGAGCGGCAATGTTGGAATTGGCTACACCACAGCGCCAGCCCTGACCGACACGCGGCTGCTCTCGGTCAAGGGACCGGCGACCGGCCAGGGCTACAGCGGCATTAGAGTCGAAGCCGGGCTGAACACGAAGAAGGGGCTGCTGCAAATCAGCGGCACCGATGGCGATGTCGTCATGGGCTGCGACCCGACCACCAACGCCACCGGGTCGGCCTACATTGATGCCGGAGGTGTGGCATCGGCCCGGTTCATGCCGGGCGGCTACATGGTTTTTCAGGGTTCGCTGGCGACGACGACGACGCCCGGCTATCCGCCGTACGGCACCACGCTGGGCATCGGCCTGTGGGGCGCCCAGGGGCGCGTGTTCATTTCACAGGACCAATTTTCCTACTGGAACACAACTTTAGCGGACAGCAACTTCGTGGTCTTCGCGCACAACGGGACGGCTGTCGGCGGTATCGGCATGGTCGGCGCGACCACGGCCTATTACACATCCTCCGACTATCGCCTGAAGCAGGATATTGAGCCACTGACCGGGGCGGTGGAGCGGCTTTCGAAGCTGCGGCCCAGCACCTTCGCCTTCAAGAGCGACCCGGACAGAGTGGTTGATGGTCTGATCGCCCATGAGGCCCAAGAAGTCTGCCCCTATGCGGTGAGCGGCGAGCGGGACGGCGAGGAGATGCAGCTCCTGGACAACAGCAAGCTCGTGCCGCTTTTAATCGGCGCTGTCCAGGAGCTGGTGCGCCGCGTCGAGATGCTCGAGGATGCCGTTTGATGGCTCTCACAAGAATAGACATGAGACCCGGTATCGTCATGGACGATTCCCCCCTGGTCGCTGAAGGGGGTTGGATTGACGGCGACAAGGTCAGGTTCAGGCAGGGTTTGCCGCAAACCCTTGGTGGCTGGGCGGCGGTCAACACGGACTTGTTTTCCGGCAAGTGCCGGGGGCTCCATGCCTGGGCGGCCTATGACGCTGGTCCCCGGATTGCGGTCGGCACGCACACTAAACTATATGCTGCCGTGGCCGGCGGGCTCTACGACATCACACCCTCCGGTCTGGCGGCCGGGCTGGAGGACAGTCTTGGGACTACAGCCGGCGGCTACGGCAGCAGCACCTACGGGACCGGCACCTATGGCGGCGTCAGTGCGCTGACCGAGATTTTCCCGAGAACGTGGTCGTTCGCGACCTGGGGCGAGTACCTGTTGGCCTGCCCGCGCGGCCAGACGCTCTACCAGTGGAGCCTGGACACCGGCGTGATCGCGGCAGCGGTCACCAATGCCCCGACCAACATCGCGGCGGTGTTCGTCACGGCCGAGCGAATTGTGGTGGCGTGCGGCGCCCAGCCCTACGGGTCAGTCACCTTCGACCCGCTGCTGGTCCGCTGGAGCGACCAGGAGGACAACACCGTCTGGACCCCGACAGCCGCCAATCAGGCCGGCGAGTATCCCTTGAGCCACGGCAGCCGGGCGGTCAGGGGCTTGCCGTCCAGGAAAACAAACCTAATCTGGACCGATGCCGCGCTGTACAGCATGACCTACCTTGGGGACCCGGTCCTAGTCTACGGGTTTGAACTCCTGGGTCAGGGCTGCGGCTTGATTGGTCCCAACGCCTGCGCGGAAAAGGATGGCGCTGCCTTCTGGATGACCAGAGGCGGCCAGTTCTACAGCTGGTCGGGCGGCTCGCCGCAAGCGCTTGTCTGTCCGGTCCAGCGCTATGTGACAGACAACCTCAATTGGCTCCAATCAGAGAAGGTCTACTGTTCAATCGACAGCGCCAACAACGAAGTGCTGTGGCTGTATCCGGACAGCAGAGACGGGGATGGCGACGAATGTTCCCGGTATGTCCTTTACAATTACATCGAAAACCTCTGGTCGGTCGGTAGCTTCGACCGGACGGCCTGGATCGACGCGGGCGTGCTGCAGTACCCGGTTGCGGCCGATACCACCGGGCTGGTCTACTATCAGGAATACGGCCACACGGCCAATGGCGGAGCGATTACCGCATTCCTGGAATCGGCGCCGCGCGATCTGGCGGACGGTGACCAGCTGGCGAGCATCCTGCGGGTGCTGCCCGATGTCGAGGACCTGCAGGGCGGCCTGACCATCACGCTGTCCGGGCGCATGATGCCGGCCGGGGCCGAGGCGTCGAGCGGCCCGTATGTCATCATGACGACCACCGAGAAGATCGATTTAAGGCTGACCGCGCGCCAGTTCAGCGTGCGCATGGACAGCAACAGCGCACCCAGTTTTTGGAGATTTGGCGCCCCGAGGTTCGATATCCGCCTGACCGGCAGCAAGAGGTAACCCCCCCATGGCGACGACGACCACAACGACCACGCCAACCGGCTGGGTCGATCAGGCGCAGTACGGCAATTTCCAGAACGCTCTGCAACTGGCGCAGCGGCCCTACGCGCAGTATGGCGGCCAGACACAAGCCGGCTGGGACCCGGGGCAGGCGACCGCCTACAACGCGATCATGAACGGGGCCGGCGTCGGGATGGGCGCCATGCAGCAGGCCCAGGGGGCGGCTCTGGGCGCCGCCAACTGGCAGCCGAGCCAAGTCGCGGCGCAGGGCTATCAGCCCTGGATGCAGGGATGGCAGGACACCGTTGCGATGAATGCCGGCCCGGCGGCGCAGGCGGGGGCGGCGCAGATGGGTCGCGGTGAAGTTGGCAACGTGGCGGCCGGCAGCTTCCCGGGCGCCAACCTGAGCGCCTACCTGAACCCGTTCACCGGGAGCGTCATCAACACCACCTTGGGCGAGCTGGGCCGGCAGAACAACATCCTGCAGAACCAGTCAAACGCCCGCGCGAGCGCTGCAGGCGCCTTCGGCGGCAGCAGACAAGCCGTCATGAACTCTGAGAACAACCGCAATTTCCTGGATGTCGCGGGTAAGACGGCGGCCGGCCTGAACCAAGCGAACTTCGGGCAGGCGCAGGCAGCCATCAATGCTGACCAGAACAGGGACCTGCAGGCCCAGCAGCTCAATCAGGCCCAGGACTGGAACGTCGGCAGCGCCAACCTTGCCAACCGCCAGCAGTCCGGCCTGCAGAACATGCTGCAGGCCAACCAGATGGCCCAATACAACGCCGGTCTGGCCCAGACGGCGAGCGGCCAGAGTGCGGCGGCCCGCAACGCGGCACTGACGGCCCAGGCCGCCGCCGGCAACGAGGCCGGCAAGTGGAACTCGGACATCAACCTGAAAGCCCAGCTCGCCAACCAGCTGGCCGGCCAGAGCGGCGCTGACACCCGGCTGAAGGCGGCCAGCGCTCTGAGCGGCATGGGCCTGGATGAGCAGCGCCGGGCCTTCAATGCGGCCCAGGCGCAGTGGGACATGGGATCGCGCCGGCAACTGTTCGATCAGGGGGTTTATGACGAAGCCCGCAACAACTGGCAGGCCCAGCGGGATTACCCGCTGAAACAGCTCCAACTCCTCCAGGGCGGCCTGAGCGGGATGTCACCCGGCACCATGAGGACGGAACCGTACTACTCCAACACCGGGGCGAACATCCTGGCTGGCGGCCTGGGGGCTGCCCAACTGGCCAGCTACCTGCCCGGCGCCATGAACGGCATCGGGGCGGCCTACAACGGCCTGAGCGGGCTGTTCAGCAACGCCAGCCAGATGCCCAACAGTATCTATGACGCGGGCGCCATGGGCGGCGAAGACCTGCTGGCGAGTCTGTTCGGATGAACCGATTGAAGGTCAAGCCGGCATCTCGGCGTGATGTGGCCGACACCGCGCGCCTGAAGGCGGCGGGCGTCCCCTCTCACATCAATGCCCGCGAAGAGCGGATGCTGAAGGAGGTGATGCCGCAGGCCGCCGGTCCCGTCATCACGCGCGGCTTGCTGGCCGAGGCCGGCACCCGGGGCGACGACCGGCTGACCAATCTCATCCCGGCAGAACGAACCCTGCTGAAGCGGCACGGCGGTTCAGGCGACAGGAACCCCGTCACCGGGCTGTTGCAATATGGTGACGGTATGGGCGGCTCGGACAATCCGGGCGGCGGACACAATGCCGATGGCCCTGGCGGCAGTCCCGGCGGCGGCGGCTACGGCGGCGGCGGTTATGGAAGTCCTGGCGGCGGCTACGGCGGCGGCGGTGGCGGCTACTATGGCGGCGATGTCAACAGTAAGCCATCCATCGCCGACATGAGCTTGTCCGACCTCCAGGACCAGTTCAGCCAGCAGCACGGCTCCTTTATCGACAGCCTGCTGTCGATGCCGTCCGGCTTCAAAGCACCAGGATATGAAGGTCTTTCGACCCGGCAGTACTCTCCGCTCGACACGTGGAGCAGGCTGGCGGAAACGGCCTTGTTCGGGCCGCCCGGCAGGATCAACGCCCCGGGAAAGTTCGGCATGCCCACCGGCCTGGGACCGGGCATTACCCGCACAGCCCTATCCAGTCTGGTCGCGGGGCCGGCCGCTCCCGCCCTGTCCGGCCTGATGACGCTGGGCGGCTGGATGCAGGCCAGCATGAGCCCGACAGCGCAGGCAAAATCCCAGGCCGAAATGTCGGCCCGGGGGTCGATGAATAGTGGCGGCAACAGCCACACTGCAGCCGGCACCAGTGCTGGGCGGGCGCCAGGATTTTCGTCGGGTGCGGAAACTGCCAGGCTGTCGGACTCTGCTCCTGCTCTTGGAAATCCCGTCAACGCCCTGGCCCAGAACCCCTGGGTGACTGAGGCAAATCCTGACAACAGCCTTACCCTGGAAAGCTCGATTGGCCGGAAACAGGCGTCATCTGACCGGGCGTCACCTTTGCGGAACATGCTGATCGATTACATCCTGACTGGCCGACAGGGGAATAGCTGGTGGTGATGAGCTGGGAACCCCTGATCGATGAGGCCAGCCGGCGGTTCGGCGTGCCGCAGGACATCATCACGAGCGTCATGGGAATCGAGAGTGGCGGCCGGCGCGGTGCCGTCTCGCCCAAGGGCGCCAGCGGCCTCATGCAGGTCATGCCGGCGACCTACACGGAACTGGCCGGCCGGTACGGCCTGGGACCGGACAGGTTCGAGCCACGCAACAATGTCACCGCCGGCACCGCCTACCTGCGGGAGAACTACGATCAGTTCGGCAACTGGCCCGACGCGGTACGGGCCTACAACGCCGGGCCGGGCCGGCTGCAGCGGGTCAAGGCCGGCGCGTCGGATTTGCCGCAGGAAACCACCGATTACCTGAACCACCCCGCGCTGAAAGGCGTGCTGGCCATCGGCCAAGCGGGGCTTGGTCCGAGGTTTGGACAGAATAAGGGGGCGGACATGCCGCTGTTTTCAGGAGCGACCCGGGGCGCCACCGACACCGACCTGGACTGGTGGAGCGGCAGCGGACTGCTGAGCACCGGCGCGACCAACTGGCAGGATGGCCTGGGCCTGCTGAGCAACGCCGGCCAGACGCCAAGCCAGCCGCCCAGGACCGAACCGACCACGGACACGACCCAGACCCAGCGCCTGGATGTGTCGGGCCGCATCAACGAGCTGCTGCAGCAGATGGCGCAGCCCTACGACGCCGGGCCGAAGCTGACCCCGGGACAGTACCAGCTCGCCGGGGCCGGCGGCGCTGTCGGTAAGCTGGCGGGGGTCCATAACCGCCGGGTCGGCATCGGCGAGCTGCTGGGCGCCCTGGGCGGTGGGTTGGCCGGCGGCACCGAACTGGCCCGCAAGGCCGGGCATGACGAGCGGACGCAGCAGTTCGGCGAGCTGACCAACATGGCCAAGCTGCAGGGCTACCAGCGCGATCAGGCGGCGGCGCAGAACAAGATTAGGGCGGCGCTGGCCTACGCCGATGAGCTGGAGAAGTCCGGCGACCCGCAAAAGCGCCAGATTGCGGCGGCGCTGCGGCTTGACCCGACCAACATTGACGAGATTATCAAGGCGCAGGCCGGCAAGATTTGGGAGAAGAGCCAGCCGGCGACCAACATCAACCTCAACACAGCCGAGAACAAGGGCGCCATTGCGCTGACCGAGGGCCGGGTCAAGCGCTACGAGGACATTCGGCTGAAGGGCGAGAACTCGAACCGCATGCTCGGCAAGCTGGGCCAGCTGGAAGAGGTGCTGAATGAGATTGGCACGACCGGCCCGGCAACCCCGACCATCAGCAAGCTGATTGGCTGGGCGCGACAAGCCGGCATTCCGACCGAATCCGTCAATGAGTTCTACAAGACCTGGACCGGCGACAATCTTGCCGACCCGGGCAAGGTTGACCTTGCAACCAAGCTCATCAACGATTTCGTCACCAGCTCCATCAAGACGCTGGGCGCCAATCCGACCGACACCGACTTGGCAACCCTGCAGGCGGCTAACCCGAGCATCACCAACCAGACCGAGGCCAACCGCTACATCATCCAGCACAGCCTGCGGCCGCAGTTCGAGTACGACCGCGACCTGTGGAACCACGTGCGCGGCCTGGACCGTCAGGATCAGACCCTCGATACCCTGGAAACCAAGGTCTACGACTTCGAACAGCGCCGAATGGAAGAGCGCCGCGCCCAGGAAGAGCGGGATCGCCGGCAGCCCCCGACCCAGCGCGCCGTGACCGGCGACCAGCCGCCGCCGGGGATGACACCGCCGGAACCGGGCGCGCTGTGGAACCAGAAACTGGGGGCGTGGCTGAAGCCCGACCCTGATCGCCCCGGCAAGTGGCTGAGACTGAACTGAGGAGTTTTGAGAGATGGACCTGAGAAGCCTGCTTGGTGGCTTGCTGACCCCGGATTCGGCCGACGCCCCGGCGCCGCTGCCGATGGACCCGATGGATCAGGCGTTGCCGCCGCACCTGCGGCAGTTCTATGGCAGTCCGGGGAGTGCCCCGAGTTTGCCCCCACCGGCTCTGAACCGGCCGCAGCCCGGACAGACCGAAACCCCGCGCGAAATCCCGCTGCAGGAAAAGGCGATGGCGGCGGCGCGGTCGGCCTACAACGATGTCATGAGCGGCGCCGGGAGTATGACCGAGGGCCTGCTGGGGCCGATTGCGCGGGGCGCTGATGCGGTCGGCGGGGTGCTTAGTGATGTGAACTCGGCTGCCCACCGGGCGCACCAGGACGCCAACGAACGCATACACACCCGGGCAATGGGCGATACGATCTCCAATTTTACGCAAGCTACCGGCGACAGGGCACCGCCGCCGCTGCCGCCGCGTGACCGGGAGGACCCCTATTACGGCAAGGAGTATCCCAGCCTGAAGCACCCTCGGCCTGGGCAGGATTTCGACGCGCCGGGCAGCGGGCCTGTGCGCGGCGAAGAAGTGGGCTGGCCGTACTACACGCCCCAGATAGAGCGCCCGATATTTGGACTGAGAGGCCGCCCGCCGGTCAGGCGGACCTGACCCCATGCTTAGGCTCAACATCGGCCGGCCGCCGGAACCAAGCTCCGTCTTCGCCGTCACCGACCGGCCGACAGCTAAAAGCTGGGCGCCGCTCGAAGGTGACCCCTGGGCGACTGGCCCGGCCGAGGAGAAGGCGGCTAAGGGCCAAGGGGGCAGCGGTTCGAGCTGGTCACCGCTGGACTTCGACCCCTGGAGCCTGGATGCCATCACAGGACCGGCGCCCCAGCCTGCGCCTGCGGCACCGGCTCTCACCCGGCCGCAGCCGGGTCAGTCCCCGGTTGAGATGGAACCGAGTGCGGTCTACCGGCCCGACCTGGAACCGTATTTTGACGGGCTGTTCGGTCAGGGTGCTCAACGCCTGGAGCCGACGACCGCCCCCAAACCGCCGCCCGACCCGACCATCAATTATCCCGTGACCAACGACCCGCAGACGCGCGCCGCCGAGAATGCGCTGCGCGAGCTGCACGGCCTGCCCCCGGCCGAGACTGACCGGAGCTGGGCCGAGCGGGCGGCCGATACCCTGACAGCATCCCCCATCGGTACCGGCCGGGTTCGCGACCTCGACCCGCGCGGCCCGGGCGCCCAGGCCAACCTGCGGCGCCAAGTCGAGGCGACTCCCTACCAACAGCAGAGGGGCGACGGGACGCAGATGGCGGCAGCCACCCCCGGCACCGTCACCTATGACCCCCAGAGCGGCGATCAATTCGGCGGCCATGCCAGCAACATGGCACTCGCCAAGGCCAGCCTGATTCCGCTGACCAGCCAGGAGAACCTGTCAAAGCGGATTATGATCTATGCCCAGGACCTGGGGGTGCCGCCGGACAGGTTCTTCTACCAAAACGGCCAGTTCAAGTACGTGGACCGCAGCGGGCAGGTGTTCAGCGTGGCGCCGACGATGGGCGGCGGCAACCTGCGCGAAGCACCGCTCGACATGGGCCGGCGCGTCCTGACCCAGGGCGCCAACAACGCCGGCCCCATCGGCACGTCTGCCATTGCGGCGGCGGCGGGGATGGTGACCGGCCCGGAGAACTACGGCCCAACCGCGATGCTGATGGCCGGGGCCGGTGGCGCCTTGGGCGACCTTGCGGCGCAGGCAGCCGGCAACGAGTTCGCGGCCCAGTCCGGCTACCGGCCGCAGGTGGCGCAGCCCAGCGGCCAGAGTGATATCAACTGGGGCCATGTCCTGGGGAGCGGCCTGGAAAACATGGGCTATGAGGCATTCGCCCGCATCACACCGGCTTTTCTACATATGATGGGGCCGCGCCTGTTCGGCGGCAATCCGTTCCGGTTGACCGGGGTGATGGCCCAGGATCTCGCCCGCATCCTGGAGGATGATTTAAAGAACGGCGGCACCATCCTGAAGCGCGCCCAAGTGGCGCAGGAGCTGGGCCTGCCGCTGACCCCGGCCGACCTGCTGCAGGTGACCCGGGGCGTGGGCGGCAGCTCCAGCGATATGTTCGCGATGCGCACCCGGCTCTATAACGTGCTGGCGCAGAAGGAGAACACGCTAGCGTCCCTGGGCGGGGTGCGCGGCGCCAAGGCTGAGCAGCTGATGCGGGAATACTACGTTCACCGGGCGCGCGACCTGTTCCCCAGCGCGGTCGGCAAGGTGGTGGACCGGATCAGTCCGGTAGACAGCCCGACACTCGGGTTCGAGATGTTCAAGAACGCCGCCGATAACCTGCTGGTCGGGCTGGAGCACTCGCGCCTGCAGGCCGGGCATCAGGCCGGCTGGGGCAGCCTGTTCACATCGCCGGTCATGGCCAATCCCGTGCCGGTCATTCGGGAGGTTGAGCAGCGCCTGGAGCATGCCGCCGGCCCGATCCGAAAGGAACTGGAGGCTATTCGGGGTGAGCTGGTGACCCCGGGCCACTACACCCAGGCCGGCGCCACGGTCCAGCGGATGGACCCGGTGACCGATTATCAGCGGCTCCATCAGGTGCGCTTAGGGTTGGAGCGGCGGATTGACGAGCTGAAGGTGCCGGGGGCGGGATCGGCCGAGAAGACTGAGATGCTGAACGAGCTGGAGGGCATCCGCGACACGCTGCGACACCAGCTCAACCAGCACCCGCTGTACCGCACCGGCGACATGGCGTTCCAGCAGGCCGGCGGCGCCATTACCGACGCCCGCAACGGCATCGTGCAGCTGCTGCGGCGTGACCCCAAGATCCAGGAGCGGCTGGGCGGCCCGCTGGCCGACAGCGGCCCGACCACCATCCGGGCAGCCAGAGAGCTGTTCGAGCAGGCCGGGCTGGGCGCCGCCTGGGACGCCCATGTCAGGGCCTACCTGGAAACCCATCTGCGCGGCGCCGGCCAGGGCTATCAGGTCGGCCTGCACTTCGCCAACGGGGTGGCGAGCCAGCCCAAACTGCACGCCGGTCTCATGGAGATGGTCAGGGACCCGAAGACGCGCGACCTGCTGGAGGGCCTGATCGACAGCGGGTTCGCGATGGACCAGCGGACCAAGGGGCTAGAGCGGTTCGCTGACCAAGCCGTCAAGCCGAACGCCAAAGTTCTCAACCCCAACGGCTCCCAGATAATCGACAAGGCAACCGGCCTGCTGACCCCGATCCGCTCGCTGGCCGAGCGGGGCCGTTCAATGCAGGAGTGGGTGGATACCAAGGGCATCCATGACCAAGCCTTCCAGGTCACCCAGCCCGCCATGAAGAATTATAAGGAAATGACCGACACGGTAGTCCCGCTGGGCGGTCACCGGGGCGAAGCGTTCGAGCGCGCCCTGTTCGCGGCGGCGCCGGCCATCGAGAGTGCCACCGACCTGATCCCGCGTGTCAGTCCGCTGTGGCTGGCGCACCAGCTGGGCCGGCTGCTGCCGCCGCTGGAGCGCGACCCCACGGCGCCGGACCTGAAGATACCGAGGCGGGGCCTGCTGTCGCTGCTGCCGGAATAATCCGGAATAATCCGGAAAGTTGCAGATGCAATGTTCCGGCTGCTGATAGCTATCTTTCTAGCTTGCTTGCTATCTAGCTGCATGGAAGGAAAGTACATCGAAATGCCGGAAAACGTGGTGCCGCTGCACAAGGGCGATGCCGATGTACTCGCTCGTACGTTGTATGGGGAAGCTCGCGGCGAAGGTGTGTCAGGAATGTCGGCGATAGCCTGGGTTGTTGTTAATCGGGTGAAGCGGGAAGGAGGGCGCTTTCCTGATACTGTGACGGGTGTCTGCAAGCAGTTGTACCAGTTTTCTTGCTGGTCAAGGAATGACCCGAACTATGCCCTGTGCCATGCTGTGACCGAGAGTGATCCGAGCTTTTCTTTGGCGCTGTGGGTGGCGGCTGGGGTGCTGGCCGGGCAGGTGCCGGACAACACCGGCTCAGCAGATCACTACCACGCAGTTTCCATGCGGACCTACCCGGCCTGGGCGGCCAAGATGCGCAAGACGGCCAGGATTGGCGGCCATGTTTTCTATAAGGAATAATGCGTACGCTTCCGAACATCCTAATATTAACCAAGGTTATATTATGAAAGGCGGAGTTTTATCAGGGATGGGATGCTGCAATGCGGTGGTTTTGGGAGTGGCTGGTACCCTGCATGGTATCGGCCAAGCCAAAGGCTTGGTCCGAGGGGGCGTGAGATGTCCTGTGTCGGCACCTGGATTCCGATGACTGATGAGGAGAAGGCTGCGCGCATGGCGGGCGCGATCCTGAACTCTCTTGATACTTGGTGCAGTGCCATCGAAGAAATCGCCGATGCCGCGCTGCCGGTGACCGGCAACAAGCGCCGGGCGCTGCATTTGCTCAAGGCGATGGAGCAAGCCAGGGGCGCGCTGCGGGAGATCGCCGGGCTGGACCCATAAACCTTTAACACTTCCGTGGTACCTATAAGGTAGCAGCTGGGGCTGGTGGGAATTTCCGTCCCCACTCGATGCGGCTCGATGCGGCACTGTGCGCCGTGCGGCCCCTTGCTGCATACGGGGTGGATTTGATGAGTAAGGTTTTCCGGTTCCTGATTGGCCGCCTGGGTGAAGCCAGCACCTGGAAGGGCATCTTTTTGATTTTGACCGCCACCGGCATTTCGGTAAACCCGGACATGCAGGCGGCTATTCTGTCTCTCGGGTTGTCGGTCGTTGGCGCGATTGGTGTCGCGACACCCGACCCCGAGACCCCCCAGCCCGAGTGATTCCATGGTCTCCCTGGACGATGACGAGCGGCAGATGCTCTACGACCTCATCCACGCCTTTGTGATCAAGCTCCAGACAGCGCAGCGGCTGAATGAAGACCTGACACGGCAGTTGCACTGCGAGCGTGAGCGCTTGGCTGTGCTTGAGGCTGTTCACTACGGGCTGTGCTGATGGGCTCAATCCGCAAGCGCCTGCTGTCCGACATGGAAATCTGCCGGCTGTACCAGCAGGGTTTCAGCCGCGCTGAAATCGGCTGGAAGGCAAAGCTGTACGATCCCGAAATCCTGGTCATTCTGAGGGCCAATGGCGTGCAGCTCCGCACCAGCGGCGAAAGCCGGGCGCTGAGCTATGCGCGCCGCCGGGAGCGGGAGCGGCTCAAGGCTTGACCACAATGTCTGGATGCGCGACACTGGCACCGGCAATCATGCCATGAACTGGCGCTCTTTGTGTTCTGCTGATCAACCGAACTAACTCCACGGATGGAAACGGCGCCCCTGAGCAACCGGGCGCCGTTTTCGTGTAACCTATCGGCCAAGCGGAGCTTGGTCCGAGGGTTACGTGGTTTCTTCTTTCCGTGCTTCCGTGAAAGCGTGCAGGGTGGTGCGCAGCCGGTACGTCAGCTCGATGATCGAGAGGTTGGTTACCTCGCCGGCATCAATCAGCCGCTCCATCTCGGTGAGGTGGCCGGTCAGCTCGGATGCTATGGCTTTAAACTCATCTTCCAGGGCAGTATTCTTCACGGGGATTTAACCTCTGTTGCGGATGATGGGGTGTCCTGCCCGGTTGCCTACTCTCCGCACACGGCCCCGCTGGTCCCCACCAGCGGGGTTTCTCATGCCCATTCCGCTTGTCAAAATGGGACAGCGCGGTTTTTTCCAACCGCCCCTGTCCTATTATCATGACTCACTTCCTTCTTGAGGCGTTGGCGCAGCGTCTCGTTCTCTTCCCGCAGGTCCCCATTCTGGCGGTACAGCCGCTCAGTCTCCCGCAGCAGGGCTTCCAGTTCTTCTTCGAGGGTCAGGGTATGGGGTTCCATGATGTTTCCTTCAGGGAAACGGGGTGTAATGCGTTCAAGGGCTGCGGCGGGTTTCAAGGGGACGGTTATGAGCCAACGGGCGGGCTGCAAGCCACCTGCTCAGCAGCGAGTAGGTCAAGTATCTTTCTCTTGGCATCCTCGGCGTTTTCCAGTTTATACCTGAGAATGTCAAGTTCAGCTCTGGCTTCCAGTATCTCGCCTTCGTATTGCTCTATGAGCCTGTCAAGGGTGCTGATGTCGTTCTCAACGTGCTGCTTGTTCATGACTTCAATTCCCCTGTAGCTGTTGTTTGTCAACCGGCGGATGGAAGCCAGCGGAGATCAGGTGTTTTGGGGGGTGAAACCGTATTTTCGCTCAATGACCTCCAAGGTGAGAGCGGCGTCTTTTGGCAGGATGACCTCGTGAGCGATCAAGTCGAGGGCGAGCAGGGCCACGGCTAGGGCCGTCTGCAGCCGCATGATTTCCTCGTCTGGCGTTTCAGTCATCGTCGTTAACCCCATACCGGCCGTTGAGGTGCTGCTGCCGGGCCTGGGCCAAGGCGACCTCGGCCTGTGCCCTGAGGTGGGACGCCTCCTCGTGCAACTTGGCAGCCGCTTCCATGTCCCGCTTCCAGCGGGCCAGCCTAGCCTCCTCGCCGGCCTGCCATTGCCTGTAGAGGCGCTGGAACCGGTGGATTGTCCAGAGTTGCAACGGAAAGATAACCCAGATCAACATAACCGCGACGACGCGAACCCAGTCGGGAAGATGGTCCAGCGTCACTGCGGCCTGTCCGGCTTTGCCATCACGCGGCCCTCGTTGCGGGCGATAAACTCCTTCATGGCAACGATCATGTCGGCGCGGTTGGCGTTGGAAATCCAGTTCATCCGGCCCGGCTTGTCCAGGTCGAACACCATCAGGCCAACCCCCATACCGGGGAAACTCTTGGTCAAGGCCACCATGGTGTCGGTCATCAGGTGGCGCCATTTCTTCTCAATCGGGTCCATTGTTCATAAGTCCCCGGCTTTTTGAAAAACTAAGGCGAAATCTTTTCCGCACACTTTTGAAATCCGCAACCATTGCGGATTTGAGCGGCTGGCAGCCGCACGGCGGTTCGGGGCCAAGCAAGCTCAGGTATGTCCAGCCGCAGGAAGGGCAGACCTTGCCGAGTGTCCAGCAGCCGTTCATGGTACGGTTTCTTTCGCCGGAAGGTGCTTGGCAACCCCGATGTGGCCGTAGCCGCACTCCGGGCAGACGCCCAGGCTCATGGCGTCGAACGCTTCCGGCAGGGTCAGCGGCCGGCTGATGGTGGGATGGACAAGCACCCACTGATGGGCGCAGTGCTGGCACTCGGCCAGCCAGCTCATGCCGTTCCTTCCCGGGGGGCGTAGCTTCGCATGACGCATTTGGTTTCCTTCTCTGAAATCAGGTTGAAGAACAAGGCTTCCATCTCACTACCTTGGAGCGCGATAATCTCAGCTAGGGCCTGGAACAGCATCACCAGCCGGGCCTTGCATTCCTCGTCAAGGGCGGGGAATCCGAGGACGGTAGCAACCAGCTCGAACGCCCGGCCGACAGCCTCCGGACTGTCGAAGTCAATCGCCTCGACCGGCGGATAGGGCTGCTGGCTGGCTTCGGCGGCGATGCAGCAGCGGAGCTGCTCGGCCAGCATGGCGCCGGCGGCGGCGGCTCTCAGCTGGCGGCTCATTCCCGGCCCGCCACGACGCCATCGGCGAAATCCTGGATTTCGTCATGCAGGTGCTCACGCAGGGCGCGGCCGAATTGGTCCGTCTCCATTTCATTCTTGACGATGTCGAGCAGACCGAGCGCCCCGGCATAGTAGGCGCGTTTCATCTCCTGGCGCTGGACGAGGTGGGCGGCTTCCAGCCCGATTTCATCCGAGAAGGATTGCCATTGCTGGCCGATCAGGGAGCGTTTCATCACAGCTCCATCGTTGGCGGCAGGGACACTGTGCATTTGACCTCGGCCACCTCCCGCATGAGGCTGAGGGTTTCCTTGAGGATATTGAGGGCCGACAGGGTGTTGGGGTCGAGCAGGGTCGCGAAAATGAGGGCTGAGGTTTCACCTTGCCGAACAGCCGGTTCCGGTTCGGGAACAGCCGGCTCGGGTTCAGGAACAGCCGGCTCGGGTTCGGGCTCGGGAGGCGGCAGTTCAGGCTCGACGGGCGGCAGTTCGGACTCGGGAGGTTCGGGTTCAGGAACCGGCGGCTCGGGTTCCGGAACCGATGTGTTCTGATTGGAAAAGGGCAGCAGCTCCGCCGCCGGGGGGCGGGCGCCAGTGAACAGCCGCTCGGCCTTCAGCTTGCCGTTCTGGCGCTCGACAAACTGGACGGCCTTGGTTTTGGCCCTGTTGAGGCTCCACTCGCCCGGTTCTAAGGGGACCCGGTCAACCACCGCGATATAGGGCCGCTGCTCTGGATGGTAGGGGTCTTCAGTTCGGATGGCCTGCAGGGTATGGCCTAAGTAGGTGGTCGCGTAGCGGCCTTGGGCGACCTTGTCCCAGTGATGTGCGGTCATGTCGGGGGTTCCTCTCAGTGCGCTCTGGGGCTGTACCAGCCACCCCACTTGTGGACGGTGTATTTCTCGACTCTAGCCGGCAAGGCCGGGTCGTGAAGGTGCAGGGTGCCGACAATCCAGGCGCACGTGTGCTCGGCGTTGGCATACCATTCCGCTTCGTTAAGTATCCGGGGACTGAACCACTTTCCCGAGATGGTGCGCCGCACCATGGTCTCATTTTCCAGGTAAAGACTACAGTCCGCCGTGAACGAGTAATCTATCGTACGGTTACTGTGATTTGACGGCCTTTTCTCGGACATTTGAGTGGTATTATTGGCAGTTTGCATGACAAACCCTTACCCTCTCCCAAGTAAAGCCTGTTTTTGCAGGCAGCTCGCCGCACCATAATGTCACGAGCTGTTAGCGCAAAGTGCAAATTATGGTTGCTCTGGAGATTTCGGCATATCATCCATCGCCCGGCGCAGCAGCGTCGCCGCCTTGAGTTCGGTGGCAGTGCCCCGGCGTCTGGCTGCGATTTCCAGGTTGAGCAGCGGCAGGGGTTCGAGCAGGCGCACGGCACTCCACATGCGGCTGACGCCCTCGCGGTACTGGTCACGGTCCACGACCCGCTTTCTTCGCCAGCCGGCGCTGCTGGTAGTACTCTTGGCTGCGCCGGCGCGGCACCCCGGCTTCCTGAAGGGTGCGGTAGATGTGGCTGGCATCGCAGCCGCAGCGCTCGGCAATCTGCGGCCCGCTCAATCCCCCATCCTGGTAGAGTTTGACGATTTCGGCGGCACTGAGGGCGAGATGGCAGCGGCGCCGGTTGCGGCTATGGCCGGGTGGGAAGACCTCGCCCCCGGCCGCGCGGACGCGGTTCAGCACCGTTGTGCCGGACACCCCCGCCTTGTAGCCGACCAACTCGGCATCCTTCAGCTTGGCGTACAACTCAACGATTTGCTCGTCAGACAGGCGCTGTCCGCGCCCGTACAGAGGGTGGCTCGGATCGCTAATCATCAAACCCCGCACAGGTCCGGCGGGTACTTTAGCAGTCCAAGTAACGGATCACAGGCAAATAGTTAACAGGGCGGGATATTTCCGGCGACCTCGCCGCATTTGGGGAGTACGCTCGACCCAAGGGAGTAGAGTTCCGTGAGTCTACTGCCTAGTAACCAGGGCAACTAATTTCAGTATTGCGTCGCAATGTAAGGGCGTGCGAAAACGCACAACCAGATTCTCTGCCGCAGCTCACTCCGAGCTGTGGGTAAAAGAGGAAGAACAGCAGGAACGGCCCTATCCTTGTGCGGGGCTTCGGCCGTCCTGCTGCCCAACGTCACCGACAGGATCTGTCCGGAGCGGACTCCGGGCGCCCCTGCACGCATTGGAGACAAGCCAATGACCAGTGCCGTTAACGCATTTACACCCGCCCCCGGGTGCCAGGACAACGCTTTTTTTGGTTGTGCCTCACTTCTTTTGCATTTTGCTCGTTTTTCGGTCAAAGGGTTTTCTGCCGTGAGAACTCACGGTTCAGGCAAAGCCCTGAGCTGGCTTAGCTATTTCACGCCAAACAAAAAGACCAATTCCTCTTCAGCCGCAGGCTGCGGGGACATCGGTAGTGCCACCCTCATAAGGGCGTGTGGCGCTATGTCGCGGGGGGTATCCCCCGGTTAGGGCGGCGGCGATGCGCCGCGCCCTGTGGGCCTTGTACCTCCACGCCCTGCTGATTTCCGAGAAGACCATCATCCTGATGATGGGCGTCTACATGGTCGCCGTCGTCCTCGGCTGGTGCCTGATCGGCATCGCGATTGGCATGTGGTTGTTGCCGGCCCCGGTCCTGAGGAGCATCCCATAATGCTGATTTTCTGGTGGTGGCTGGATGTCTGGTCGCACTGGCTGAGTGTGTTGGAGGTGGCGATCCCGCCGCCCCGGCCCGATCCGCCGCCCGACCATCCAGGCAAGATTATCGACCTGGAGGACTGGCGCCGCAGCCACCCCCACGGGAGGGCGGCATGACCTACTACGTCCAGGGCGACACGCTTTTCTACAACGATGAGGTGCTGCTGGATGGCGACCGCAAACAGCTCGGGCTGTTCGCCAAGGTTCTCAACGAAGCCTGCCCCCGGGAGGACAGAATCGCGGCCACGCTGCGCGCCCTGTTCTGTACCTGCCCGGACCATTCCTTCGCCCCGGGCGAGCGGCTGCTGAACGACGGCACCGCGATGCGGAGGCTGGGCCGGTGATGAACCGCCATCGCGACCGCCCGTCCTGCTGGCAGGAATCCGCCACCAAAACCCCGGCCAGCTTCCCGGTGCCGGGCGTGCCGGTTGGCTGCGCCCAGGCGATCACGCCCCGGCACTGGGAGGACAGTCTGAAATTCACGCCCGGCTGCAGCGGTTGCTGGCGGGCCTACGTCAGCATCACCCGCTGGACCCAGGATGACCGGGTCAAGTGGATGCGGGAGCATGGTCACAAATGAGCGGACCAAGCAAAGCTTGGCCGGGGTCAGGCCGTTATGTGCTCCGGAAAGCGGACTGTGCGCGTGTCGGGAAACTCCATGCCCCTGCGGCTGTAGACCTCGACCAGCTTCCGGACAGTTCTGGCCGCGCCGACATTGTTGGTCGTTTCGAACCGGCTGATCGTGTTGACGCCCAGGTCCGCTTCCTTTGCAACAGCCTTGATGGACAGGTTCAGGGCCTCCCGAGCAAGGCGGGACTGCAGGCCGCTGATGAAGACGTTTGCACTCATACTCTCATCTCCTTGGTCAGTGGTGCCGCAAGCACCGTTCCTTGTGATCATACCCACCAGATAAGGTGTCGTCCACACCATTTAGGGCTTGCCACACAGAGCTGGCATCCCTATATTCATGGTGTGGCCGACACCATTCCGCAGTCTTCGCACACTGAATATGGTGCAGATCGGCCACTCCATCAACCACATTTGGAGTGCCTGAAATGACCACCAACGGCATCACCCTTCGCCCCAACCCCGACCACATGGCCGCTGCCCGGGCGCTCGGCCGCGCCCGCTTCGCCTACACCTACGCCCGCCGCTATCCCTGGACCGCTGAGCGGGAGATGGAGAGCTACAAGTTCTGGCGCCGCAGCGCCGACCACTGGATGGAGATGGCAGCCTTCCGTGAGCCGGCCGGCCAGACCCGCTGGAGGCGGGATGCCCCCAGCCTGAGCTGGGAGGCCGAGTTGGCCATCCTCTTGGCCCGCAGCGCCGCCGCCGCTCACGCGGGAGTGGAATGACCATGGAAACCTGGATCGATACGACCGGCGACGATTTCTGGCGCATCCATGACGAGGGCACGAAAGTGCCCTCCCCTCCCATCGGATACAGCGGTCACCGCTACCTCTACGTCCACGACGGCCGGCTGATCGAAATCACCCCCTGCTGGTGGTACGGCGACAGCTGCTGGCAGATCACCGTTCGCGGCCCGGCCCTGGAGGTTTCTCATGACTGACCAACTCATGGCCGCCTATGGCCACCTGCTCACCTGCAGGTTGTACATCGAGGGTGAGTTGAGCGACCACCCCAACAGCTACCCCTTGGCCGACGCCTACGGCATGGTGTCGGACGCCTGCAGCCAGCTGCGCGCCGAGATGGCCGACCGCCTTCCTGAGCACCCGATTAGGACGATGGGGGGTGCCGGAGCATGACCAGCAAAATCACCCGTTTCAGGTCCTTGCTCAACGACATGACCGACGACGAAACGATGACCGTGGCCCGAGAGGCGCTGGACGTGCTGGGCATCGCCCAGATCATCACGCTGGTTCTGGAGCTGGACCCCGTCACCAAGCAGGACGTTCTAGAAGCGCTGGCCGGTGAGGGGGGTGCGTCATGACCCAGCATAACCCCCTGATTGGCACCCCGCTGCATCGCGCGATGCAGCGCCTGGAGGAAATCCCGACCCACCTGGAGGATGACACCCGCTCCGATTTCGAAGCAGCCCGCCGGCTGCTGCCGGTCAGTGACCGGGTTGCCGTCTGTCTGGATGAAGTGAAGAGCGAATTGAACCGGCGCTTCATCGAACTGCGCCGGGCTGAAAAGGCATCCAAGCAGGCGCCGCCCCGCATCGTGCTGAAGATGCCGGGCCGGAACGCGCCGCCCGTAACCTACCCTCAGACCAAGCGCGGCATCGAGGCGCTGTTGGCAGAAATCGGCGGCACGATGAACGACAAGGGCGCCGGTATCGTCGCCCTCAACCATGAGTTGCTGGACAAGATTGCTGCCGCCGGCTGGGGTCCCGAGGTCATGGCTTTGAGGGAAGAGGCCAGGGATGCCCTGGCGCCGACTGGGGGTGAGGAATGAAACTCACCCCGGCCCAGAAACGGGTGATGACAACCCTGTGGAGCGGCGCCCTGGTGCGCCGCCGGGGCGCCTTCGGGGGCTGGACGGCTCCCGCCAGTGACGGCCGGTTCGCGGCATCCCGCACCATCGATTGCCTGTGGCGTGCCGGCCTGATCAGGCCGGCTTCGTGGTGGGGCGCGTTCGAAGCGGCCCCCAAAAAGGGAGGTGGAGAATGAGTGATATTGTTCCGTTTGGAAAGTATCGCGGCCAGCCGGTCGAGGCGCTGGCTGCCGACCGGGATTACTGTGACTGGCTGATGGCGCAGAACTGGTTCCGCGACCGCTACCAGAACATCTACACCATCGTCATCAACAACCAGCAGCCGGCCGAGACGCCCGAACACAACGCGCTCCAGGTCCTGTTTCTGGATGAGGCTTACCGGCGGGCTTTCATTGAAACCATCTACCCCGATGCCTGGGAAAAAGCGCGGGCCAGACTTCAGGAATGGCGTTCCGGCCAGAAGGAAGAGATTGCCGAAACTCAGAAGATTGTCGATGGCACGAATGACTTTTACTACGGGAAACGGGAACGCCAGGAAAAGCTGACCAAGCTGCAGGCGGCGCTGGACAGTAGTCTTGCGGACGGCGAAACCATCGTCCTTTCGACGCGGGCGGAGTTTGAGCAATCCGGCGTGGATGTCGTCATAACCGGAACGTTCGACACGCCGTCAGGTATCCGGCTTCGCATCACCCGTCATTTTGAGGGGGTGCTTCGTCTCGGGATCGAAATCAAGCCGGCTGTCGGCGATGACTACCCGGCGGTGCTGCGCCAGATGGCGGCCTTGGACCGCGCCAATCTCGAATGCCGCTTTCTGTTCGTCGAGAAGTATACCGGGGCCGGCGCGACTGAAGACCAGTTCCGCAAGGTCTTCGAGACCTCGGGCCGGCATGTCGTGTTCCGGCATGAGGTCGAGGCGCTGCTGTAATGGTCACGCTGCGCGACTACCAGGAATGCGCCGTTGCTGACATTCGCGGCGCCATGCAGCGGCACCGTCGGGTGCTGTTCTGCTTGCCTACCGGAGGTGGCAAGACCATAATCTTTAGCTACCTGACCGGGCAGATTGCCCACAAGGGCAAGCGGGTGATTTTGCTCGCCCACCGCCGCGAAATCGTCCGCCAAATCAGCCAGTCGCTGACCCGGCAGGGGGTCGAGCACGGGCTGATTCTGCCGGGCAAGGGGGTCACTGGCGATGCGGTTCAGGTCGGCATGGTGCAGACGCTGGCCAACCGGCTCACCCTGGTCCCGGAGCCTGACCTTCTGGTGTGTGACGAAGCCCACCATGCCGTCAGCGGCAGTTGGGACAAAATCAAATCGGCGTGGCCGAAGGCGTGGCATCTGGGCGTCACCGCGACACCGCAGCGGCTGGACGGCAGAGGTTTGGGTCACGCCTTCGACGCCCTGGTGCTGGGGCCGCCGGCAAAAGAGCTGACGGCCATGGGCAATCTGGCCAACTACACGTATCTGGCACCACCCAACAACCTCGACCTGTCGGGCGTCCACACCCGGGCGGGCGACTATGCGTTGGATGAAGTCGAAGACGCGGTTGAGAAGTCCACCATCCTGGGTGACGCGGTCAAGCACTACCAGAAGTACCTCGACGGCAAGCCGGCGCTGGTGTTCTGCATCAGCATCGCTCATGCGGCCGACGTGGCGCAGCGCTTCTGCGCCGCCGGCATTCGGGCCGCGTCGGTCGATGGCAAGATGTCCACCGCCGACCGTGACAACGTCCTGACCGGACTGGCCGAGGGGCGCATCAAGGTGGTGTGCTCGTGCGACCTGATTTCCGAAGGCTTCGATGTGCCCGAGGTGGCCGGCTGCCTGCTGCTGCGGCCGACCAAATCCCTCACCCTCTACCTTCAGCAGGTTGGCCGGGCGCTGCGGCCGAAAGCCGATGGTTCGAAGGCGATCATTCTGGACCACGTCGGTAACTACCTGCTCCACGGGTTCCCGGACGATGAGCGCTCCTGGTCACTGGACGGCAAGGCCAAGCGGGAATCCCGCAGCGCCGTCACCGTCTGCAAACTGTGCTTCAAGGTGCTGCCGGCACCCGTCATTCACTCGCCCGACTTTCCCTGCGGCGGGGTGGAAGAGGACAATTGCCCGTTCCGCGAGATGTCCGAGGGTGGCGGTCGCCGGATTGAAGAGGTGGACGGCGAACTGGTGGCGCTGAACCGGGATGCCGGGCCGGCGCTGACCCGGCTGGCCTGGGCACGCGGAATCGCCCTGGAGACGGCGCGGGGGAAAGACTGGTTCCGGCTGCTGGATCTGGCCGGCACCGACCCCGAACGGCTGGAGGCGATTGCGGCTGCCCGGCGCTACAAGCGCGGCTGGGTTCAGCACCAGATTGCCAAGCGCCATGAAATGGAGCGGTGCGCCGACGCCATCATTGAGGCCGGCTGGCGGTTCCGCACGGCGGCCAACCATGCCCACTACGAGCGGCTGCTGTGGGCCATCGATGACGCCGACGAGGATGCGCTGTGGCTGGTCTTCCGCACCCTCCAGGCCGCTCCCCCAGACCGCGCCGACAAGACCACCATGGGCTGGGTGCGGGATGAACTGAAACGCCGCAAACGGGAAAATCAGGAAGTCGCATAATGGCACAGAACGCCGAAACCCCGCTCATGCATGAAATCCTGGTCGCCATCTCGGCGCTGCCGGGCGCGCTGTTCTGGCGCCAGCAGTCGGGCGTGTTCCAGACCTTGACCCGGCGCGAGCTGGTGCGGTCGGGCATCCCGGGCATGGCGGATATCGGCGGCATCTACCGGGGACACTCGGTCCAGGTCGAAGTCAAGACGCCGTTGGGCAAGCTTTCCAAAGAGCAGAAAAGGTGGAAAACTGCGGTTGAGCGAGCCGGCGGGATTTTCGTTTGTGCGAGAAACCCCACCGACGCTCTATCCGTGTTGGCAGCTCTGACAGACGCCCAATCGTTTGAGCTGCCGCACCCTATCCACGAACAACCCGCTGGCGCGAAGCTGGACGGGAACGGGGAGGCCTTGCTTTGAGTGTACGAAAAGAGCTGCCGTTTCGGCAAGTCAATGAATTGGCTTTGGGCCAATATCCTGACATTTTGCATCAGTGGTTTCCCAACGGGAAGCTGGTTGACGGCCGGCGCGAGTTCGCCATTGGCGACCTTTCCGGCACGCCCGGCGGCAAGGATGGCGGCAGCGTCAAGGTGAATATCCACACCGGGGCGTGGGCCGAGATGAACGGCGGCGAACCGGCAGGCAATGACCCTGTCAGCCTGTATGCCTGGGCGTTCTGCGGCGGCAAGATGGGCGTGGCCTGCCGGCAGCTTGGCTGTGAGCTGGGTGTTCCCGGCTGCGAACCGCCCAAGGGCGCCAACGTGGTCCCGTTCGTTCCCCGGAACCCGCCGCGCGAAGCGAAGAAGGAAGACTGGAAGCCGATTGTGCCGCCGCCTGATGGCGTGGGTGAACCCCAACCCATTCTGGTGCGGTGGGATCATGTCTACCGCTATCTGGACCGGAGCGGGCGGCTGCTGCGCTATGTCGTGCGTAACGATGCCAAGGGAGATGATGCCAAGGTTATCCGGCCGCTGACATACGGTCTGCTCGATGGCAAGCCGGGTTGGTATTTCCGGGGGCCTGACGATCCCAAGTCGCTGTACGGCCTGGAGCTTCTTGATGAACGTGACGTGCTTTTGCAGGAAGGAGAGTGGAAGACCAAAGCCGCCCGCGACCTGTTGCCCGAGTTTGCCTGTCTGTCGCTGACCGGCGGAACCGGCGGCAAGAACTGCAACGACCTGATGCCGCTGGCCGGCCTGCGGGTGTTCTGCTGTCCCGACGCCGACCCCGGCGGACGGGAAGCCATGGTATCGGTTGCTGACCAGCTCCGCGCCCTGGGCTGCAAGGTTTTTCTGGTCGACCAGACCGGCATGCCGGACAAGTGGGATTTGGGCAACGCTGTCAAGGATGGCTGGGACGCCGAGCGTATCCGTGAACACCTGCGGGCGCGCACCGTCGAGAACTACGCCGCCGATCCACTGGATGAAGGGCCGGACTTCCCCCAGGAAGAGGATGACGCGGAATGGAAAGACGACAGCTCGACCCCGAACAAGCGGACGCTGCCGCCCATCCCGCTCGGGTATGACAGCGGGCATTACTACTACCTGTCGCCCATGACCGGCCAGATTGAAGTGCTGGCGCGGCGCAGCCACACCAAACCGGAGCTGATCGGGATTGCCGATTTGCAGTGGTACAATAGGCTGGAGCAGTTCAAGGGTACCCGGGGCGGGCTGGACTGGGACGCCATCGGCAACATGCTGAAGGGCTGGTGTTCCGATGTCGGATTTTACGACCCTGACCGGGTGCGGGGGCGCGGCGCCTGGATGGAGGATGACGGGCGCCCCGTGTTCAACGTGGGCGACCGGCTGATTGTGAGCGGCGAAAGTCTGCCGCTGAAGCTGCCGGGGTCCCGATACTTCTATGAGGCAGCGCCCCGCCTGAACTACGCCCCAGCTCCGCCGCTGACCAAAGAAGATACATGCTGCCTGCTGGAATTGTGCAAGCTGTTCAATTGGGAAAAGCCGATTTCCGCAACGCTGCTGGCCGGCTGGATTGTGACCGCAATCATCTGCGGCGCGCTGCCCTGGCGCCCTGCCATCTGGGTTTCGGGAGGTTCCGGGTCGGGCAAGACCACCCTGGAGAGGTTGATCATCAAGCCCGCGTTGAAGGGTATCGGCCTGTTCCTGAAGAACGGAACGACCGAGGCGGGCATTCGGCAGAAGCTGAAGCAGGATGCCAGACCGCTGGTTTTCGATGAAGCGGAAGCGGAGAACCCGAAATCCAAGGCAACCCTCCAGGGTCTTCTGGATCTGAACCGGCAGTCATCCAGCGAGGGTGGCGCCGAAATCGTCAAGGGTACCCAGAACCAGACCGGGGCGAAGCATTTTCACGTCAAGAGCAGTTTCATGTTCTCGTCCATCAACCCGATGATTGACCACCGGGCTGATGAGTCGCGGATTACGGTGCTGGAACTGAAAAACCCCGTCGGTGAAGAGATCGGGGGGTTTGATGCGGTGGTTGACCGGGCTGTCCGGACCATGACGCCCGAGTTTCGCGCGGGCTTGGTGGCGCGTGCGGTCTGGCTGATGCCGGTCATTCTGAAGAACATCGAAACCTTCTCCAAGGCTGTCTCGCAGCATCTCAGCAGTGCGCGGGTAGGGGACCAGATCGGGACCATGCTGGCCGGCGCCTATGCCCTGGAGGAGGACGGCATCGTGTCGCCCGAGATGGCGCTGAAGCGGGTGCGGGAAGAGGATTGGGGCGACACGACCAGTGCCGACAGTCTGACCGACGAGCGGCGGCTGCTGAACCACCTGATGCAGCGCCGTGTCAGGCTGGACAAGGGCGAGCACGTTGCCGACATGACCTTGGCCGAACTGGTCCTGTTCGCATCCGATGAACCTCCTCCTCTGAACGATCCCGGGCAGCCGGGGTCGGGCCAGTGCGAGCTGTTGCGAAACGGTCTCAAGTACGAGAGCGATCCCAAGGTGTTCGAGCGTAACGGGATTGTCTTCGATGATGATGAGACACAGGCCGGGTTCTGGGTTTCCAACACCCATACAGCCCTGCGCAAACACCTGGAAGGCACCCCCTGGTCAAGCCAGTGGTGGAGAACCCTGCACCGGCTGCCTGGGACAGGGCCGCTGAAGCGGGAAGAGCCCGGGATCAAGTTCGCCGGTGAGCTGGCGCGCGCAACTTTCGTTCCCCTCAAACTGATTGGAGGGTGAAGTTACACACGATGTGTAACCGCAGGGGTGCTGTGTAACCCCCTGTGTAACCGCATTTTCCCCTTTCATATCAAATGTTTAAGGGGGTCCGGTTACACAATTACACAAAAAACGCAGAAATACATCCCTATAGGGATAGAGGAGCAAAACAACAATGTTGCGCAACAATGTTACCGAAGCACTCTCTTATACGTATATATCGCCTTATCTGTGTAATTGTGTAACTGTATATAAATATATAAATAATAACAAGGGGTTAGCCGGTTACACAGGCGGTTACACATCGGTTACACAGAGGCTCCAGCGGTTACACTGTGTAACTGGGGAGGCCCTGACATGACCCACGACTTCATCATCCTGACCCGCGACCGCGAGGATGGTCCCGATATCCGCATCATGGTCGGACAGATTGTTGCGTGGATGCCGAACGATGACGGTCCCGGCAGCTACGTCTTCACGACCGATACGCCGAAACCCTGCTACGTCTGCGAACCCCCCAGCCGGATTGACGAGCTGATCATCCGGGGGGTGCGGCAATGAGCCTCAAGATGCCGGACGGCTGGCAGCCGTCGTCAGAGGAGCAGCGCACCATGCTGCACATCCTGAGCGCCCTGGGCCGGGAGGTGGAGGTGCTCGACCAGGACGGCATGGAAACCCGCGCCATCGTGGTCGGCCTGCTGGTCAGTGCGATCAAGCTGGCGGCCACCAGCAAGGCGGTCCAGCCGTCCGAACTGCGCGGCATGGTCGCTGCCATCGTCAAGCGCTACACCGAGGAAGGACATGAGGCATGAACGACTTCGCAGTCTGGCAGATGGAGATGGACCGGGCGGATGACGCCTGCGGCGAGGTGCTGCGCACCCTTGAAATCGCGGCGGAGACCTGGGACATGTCGCCCCGGGAGTTGCTGGGCGTTCTCGTGATGGCCGAAATGCGCATTGCGCGGAACGCCGGTATCAGCCATGCCGACTTTGCCGCACTCAGCAAAATCCGGCAGGGCTACGCCGACTTGGTGCTGAAATGAGCGTCGATCTGTTCGGCAACACCCTGGATGAGGTGACGCCGCAGCCCTACCAGAGTTCCGTGATGGGCACCGATGTCTGGCTGACCCCGCCGGAAATTCTGAGGGCGCTGGGGCCGTTCGACCTCGACCCCTGCGCGCCCAAGCAGCGGCCTTGGGACATGGCCAAGGTCCACTACACCCGGGAAGACAACGGCTTGATGAAACCGTGGTTTGGCCGGGTGTGGCTCAACCCGCCCTACAGCACCCAGTCGGTCAAGTTCATGAGGCGCATGACCGACCACGGGATTGGGACAGCGCTCGTTTTTGCGAGAGTCGAGACCGAGTGGTTTTTCGAGACGGTCTGGGACTGTCCGAAGGTCAGCGGCATCCTGTTCCTGGAAGGCCGCTTGTGCTTCTGCAAGCCGGACGGCAAGCCGGCGCTCAACAACGCCGGGGCGCCGTCTGTCCTGATCTCGTACGGGGCCGAGGATGCCAGACGGCTGCGGGCATCGGGCCTGAACGGCTTTTTTATCGACCTGGAGAACCGCAATGACCGCTAGGGCTCTCAGGCGCTCGCTGGTGCCCTCTGGCTCCTGTCTGGTGGATGACAGCCGGCTGATGGTGGAGGCCCGTGTCGCGGCTCCTGGCGGGCTTGTGGCGACCTATGGCGCCCGGGTGCAGTCGGTGCTGGAGCACCAGCTGCTGCGCGGTCGCATCACGGCCCGGCAGAAAGCGGCGGGTGACCAGCTGTACAGCTGCTGGGCGTGGGGCGTCGAAGGGGCGCGTCAGCCGGCCAAGGGCTGTTCGGCGTGGTCCCCGGCTGGCTTCCGGGATGGTCAGCTCGACGCCTTGCAGCTCTATCGCGGGGCACAGAAAGCCATCGGGCTGGCGCGCTGGCCGCTGCTGTTCCATGTCGTCTGCCTGGACTGGAGCGTCCATCGGTTCAGCAACGAGATGGGGCGCAACCGTGACGGAAGCCAGGAAGTGCTGCGGACAGCCCTGGATGATCTTGCTGACTACCTTCGATTGCCGAAAGGGGATTGACCATTGCCGCATTGCAGAGTACTGATCGGGCAGTATCGCATTCCTCCCTACGAATGCCATGCTCGGATGAGGCAAACAAGCACTCTCGAAGCCCGCGCCCCCAGTGGTTGCGGGTTTTTTTGACCCTGATAGCAGGCCCAGAACAGTGCAATTCCAACCCGGCCAGTCTGGCAACCCAAGCGGGCGCCCGAGAGGGGATGCTCGCGTAAAAGAACTGGCCCGCCAGTACACCGACATGGCGGTACAGGCGCTGGTCAAGGCGCTCGACAACGAGAAGACCTGTGTCGCTGCGGCCACAGCCTTGCTTGACCGGGGCTATGGCAAGCCGGCCCAGGAAATCACCGGCCCGGACGGTGTCGGGCTGTTCGACGCCATCACCATCAACCTCGTGCGGCCCGAGAGCCAACCGAAGACCGAGGACCCGAGCCAGGGTTTTCCGCTGGGCGCGGGCAATCTGGATATCACGTTCCGCTGATGCAGGCCGAGTTCCCGGAAGCGCTGGAGTTTCTGTTTCATCCGGCGCGCTACAAGTGCGCCTGGGGCGGGCGCGGTTCAGGGAAATCCTGGGGGTTCGCGCGGGCGCTGCTGCTCCAGGGGATTGCCCGGCCGTTGCAGGTCCTGTGCGCCCGGGAAATTCAGAAGTCCATTACCGACAGCGTCCATCGTCTGCTGAGCAGCCAGATCGACACCATGGGCCTGAACGGCATCTACACCGTGACCAACAACGCGGTGCGCGGCATCAACGGCACCAGCTTCACGTTCGCCGGCCTGCGCCACAATGTCCAGTCGCTGAAGTCAATCGAGGGCTGCGATGTGGCGTGGATTGAGGAAGCCCAGATGGTTTCCAAGGCGAGCTGGGAAACCCTGATACCAACAATCCGCAAACCTGGTTCGGAGATCTGGATTAGTTTTAACCCCGAACTGGATACTGATGAAACCTATCGGCGATTTGTCCGCGACCCGCCACCCAATGCCGTGGTCCGCAAAGTAAATCACTGCGACAATCCCTGGTTTCCTGAAGTCCTGCGCGAAGAAATGGAAATATTGAAGGAGCGCGATTACGACGCTTACCTGACGGTCTGGGAAGGCCACACAAGACAGGTCCTCGACGGCGCCATCTACACCAATGAAATCAGGCAGGCGACCAGTGAAGACCGCTTCACGCGGGTTCCGTATGACCAGAGCAAGCCGGTTGAAACCTTCTGGGACTTGGGCAGAGCGGATATGACCTCGATCTGGTTTGTCCAGCAAATCGGTTTTGAGTTCCGGGTAATCGATTTCTACCAGAACCGGGGCTTTCCACTGGCGCACTACCTCAAGGTGCTGCAGGAAAAACCGTATGTCTACGGCACCTGCTGGCTGCCCCATGACGCCCAGAACGAACTGCTGGCGTCGGAACGGACGATTGAACAGCAGATGCGGGACAGTGGCCGGGACGTGCGGATTGTGCCGAAGGTGTTCGTGACCGACGGCATCAACGCCTTGCGCACCATCTTCCCCCGCTGCTGGTTCGATGCTGAGCGCTGCGCCGATGGCATCAATGCACTGCGCCGGTATCGTTACGGTGTCAATCCGGTATCAAATCAGTGGACCAAGGACCCCCTGCACGACATCCATTCACACGCTGCGGATGCATTAAGGTACTTCGCTACAGCCATGCAGGAAGGCGACAGCGGCTGGTCGAAGCCCTTGAAGGCCAACATCGGGTGGGTGGTATGACGGACATCTGCGCGCCGGTGCTGGTCTATCTGGTCCTGCTGACCGGCTGTGTCCTGGGCGGCCTCGTGCTCGGCTGGCTCATCAGCGATTGGCACCACAATGCTCAGTGACGACGATATCCGCACCATCTGCGCCCGCGAGATCGCGGCGGCGGAAAGCCATGTCGGCATCGCCAGCGCCGACCGGCAGAAGGCGCTCGATTACTACCTGGGCGCCAACCTGTGGGCCAGCAAACCCGGCGCGTCCAGCGTCGTCACACGTGAAACATTGGAGACGGTGGAATGGACGCTGCCCCAGTTGCTCAAAGTATTCGCGTCGTCGGATGAGGTAGTCAGGTTCGAACCGCAGGGGCCGGAGGATGTGCAGGCCGCAGAACAGGCTACCGATTTCGTCAACTTCATCTTCACGCGCCAGAACCCGGGCTTCTTGAATATTCACACCTGGGTAAAAGATGGGCTGTTGAACAAAATCGGGGTGCTTAAGATTTGGTGGATGGACGAGCCCAAGGTCCGCATCACCGACCTTGCCGGCCTGACCGAGATGCAAATCACCCTGCTGATGCAGGAACCCAACATCGAAATCATGGCGGCCGACAGTGAGCTGGGGCCGGACGGTCAGCCGCTCTACACGGTGCGGCTGAAGGTCAGTGAACCGGATGGCCGGGTCTGCATCGAACCCGTGCCGCCCGAGGAATTTCTGTTCTCGCCCACCGTCAAGTCGCCGGCCGACCCCGGCCAGGGCCACAAGCGCCGGGTGTCGCAGTCAGACCTGATTGAGCAGGGCTATGACCCGGGCCTGATCGATGACCTGCCCAGCGCCGACGATGACGACGAATGGGGCGAGCGCGCCCACCGGTTCGACGGCAGCACCCTGGAGACCGTCACCCGCGACAGCCGCGACCGCGCCAGCCGCATGGTCGAAATCACCGAGTGGTACACCAAGCTGGATTTAGATGATGACGGGATCGCCGAGTTCCATAAAATCACCCTGGGTGGCATTAACCAGTCCGTTTTGTTGAATGTCGAGGACATCGATCAACCACCGTTTGCGGTGCTCTCGCCTATTTTAATGCCCCACCGGCTCGACGGCCTGTCTTTAGTTGATCTGGTCAAGGACCTCCAGGAGATTAAGACCGCTATTACGAGACAGACCCTCAACTCAATGTATCTGGCCAACAAGCCCCGGACATGGGCGGTTGATGGGCAAGTAAACCTGGAAGAATTACTTAACGGTGAAGCAGGTTCTGTTGTCCGGGTCAAGCAGCCCGGCATGATTGGCGAGCTGAACACCACCTTCGTGGCGGCCCAGGCGTTCCCCATGCTGGAATACGTGGACAAGATGCTGGAAGGCCGCAGCGGTATCAGCAAGATGGCCCAGGGCATCGATGCCAACATTCTGCACGGCGGCGGCAACAGTGCGGCATCAACCGCCACCGGCATCGCCGCCCTTCAATCCGCCGCCGCTGCCCGGATAGAACTGATGGCCCGCGTCATCGCGGAAACTGCCGTGAAACATGCATTTACTCTGATTTTGGCGCTGGTCACCAAGTATCAGCAGAAGTCGAAAGTCATCCGCCTGCGCAATCAGTGGGTCGAGATGGACCCCAGGGCGTGGAATACCGAGTTCGACTTGACGACCGAGGTAGGATTGGGCACAGGAAATAAAACCGAGCAGATGGCTTACTTGGGCCAGATACTTCAGGGCCAGAAAGAGGCCCTGGCTATGGGCGGCCTTGGCGGTCTGGTTACTCCGGTTCACCTGTACCATACTTATGCCAAGCTGATTCAACTTGCCGGCCTGAAGAACGTCGATCAGTACTTCGCCGACCCCAGCCAGCAGCCGCAAAACCCGCAGCCGCCGCAGCCCGACCCCAATCTGCTGCTGGTCCAGGTCCAGGCCGAAGTCGAGAAGGGTAAGCTGCAGCTCGCCCACGAGAAGATGCTGCGCGACGACGACCGCGAACGCGACAAGCTGGATGCGGATATTGCACTTAGGAGTGCTGAACTGCAGGCCAAGTACGGCATCCAGGTCAACCAGCAGCACATTCAGGCGCAGGTTGACCGCGACCGCGAAGCGATCAAGCAGCACTCGGCTCTCCTCCAGGCCCAGATGCAGCCGCCGGCTGGAGCACAGTGATGCGGAAATTAACACCCCCCGTTATTTTCCGGCCGCGCGCGGACTGGGAGGACCAGGAGCCTGTGCTGCCGGAATTGCAGGTGTTCGAGCCGGAGGATGAGCCGGTTGATACCGGCCTGCTGGATGCCCGGGGCGTCAAGCTCTACCGGCAGCCGGCACCCAAGTCCCGCATGGGGTTTCTCTGATGGGCCTGTTCGACACCTCCCCGCTCGCTGGCCTGCTGACCGGCTATCTGCCGACCGGCATTGAGAACATGCAACAAGGCAATCAGGCAATCAGGCAAGGTGCCCAGGTCACGCTCAAGAAGATGCGCGGCCAGGAGCTGACGCCCGAGGAACAGGCTGCCATCGATGACAGCCCGATTGGCGGCATGGGTGTCAACAACATCGGGGCGGCCGGCGCCTTCATGGGCACGTTTGCCGGCCGGCTGGCCGCCACAGCCAACAAGGCCAAGATGAATCAGGCGCTGCGCCTGGAAAACCGGGGGCTGCCGATGGAGGATATCCGGCAGAAGACCGGCTGGGGCCGGGGGCCGGACAATGAATGGAAGTTTGAGGTTTCCGACCACAACGCCGAACTCAGGCTCGACAAGACCGGCACTGAGATCCTGCACCATCCGGAGCTGCGCCGAGCCTATCCCGACCTGATCAATACCCTGAAGATCGAGCGCTTCGACGGGCCGGCGGATATGATGGGCCGCTACGACCCCGACACCAACACGATACACCTGAACCGGGGCATCACCGACCCGCACCAAGCGGTGTCCATCGCCCTGCACGAGATGCAGCACCCGATTCAGATCAAGGAAGGCTTCTCGACCGGGGCATCGATGGGCATGGCGCCCATTCAGCGCATCACCACGGCCGAGGGTAGTGCGCTGCGTGCCCGGCTGTACCGGATGACGGACGGCTTTCACGATGACTTTCAGAACTGGATGGCACCGCGCCTCAACCGGCCGAAATACAAGACCTGGAACCTTGGCCGGTTTCAGGAAGAGTTCGACCGGCTCCATCCCGAGATTGCGGCCGAGCGGGATCAGGCGTGGAACACGCTGAACTGGATGGACACGCCCCGTGGCACCCAGCAGCGCCTGCACAGCACCTACGAGCGCGCCATGGGCGAGTACGAGGCCCGGGAAACCCAGCGCCGGATGGACATGACGCCGGACCAGCGCCTAGCTCGTGCACCCTACAACCACGATCAAGCCATCCCCCAGGACCGCCTGATTGATATGCGGAGGTTCCCCGGCGAGAACGGCGTGCCGCCCACTGTTCCGGAACTGACCCGGCGCCGCTTCCCCGGCTTGCTGACCCCCGAACAGGGCGGCATGGCGCTCAGCCTGCTGGGCATCCCCCTCCTGCCGAACCGAGCCGAATGACCGACATCGAACTGGAGCTGAAGCGCCGCATTTCGGTGGCCGAGCGGGCGCGCGTCATCATTGAGGACCCGCTGCTGTCGTCGGCCTTCGACGCCTTGGACGCCCGCTTCCTGATGGCGTGGCGCAACTCGCCGGCCGAACAGCCCGAGCTTAGAGAGCGCCTCTGGCACCACATCCAGGCACTGGGCGAAGTCCGGGCCGAGCTGGAAACCATCCTGTCTGACGGCCTGATCGCGCGCGCTGCGCTGGAAGACCTGAAGGCCGGGACGGACCTCAACCCCTAAGACGCGAGAATAGACATGGCTGAACTGGACGCGGCGCCCGCCGATGCGGGAAGCGCCACCGACCCTGTGTCTCTGATTTCGGGCCTGCTGGAGCGGGAGAACCCGCCGCCCAAGCCGCCCCGGAACGTGCGGATTGAACCGTCCGCATCGGCCCCCGACCCGGACGAAGTTGAGCCCGGGCCGGAGGAACCCCCCGTCGAAGAGGGCGACGACGAAGAGGGGGAAGAGACGCCCGAAGAGGAAGAGCAGGAACCGGAACTCTTCGCCGTCAAGATTGATGGCAAGGAAGAGAAGGTCCCGCTCGATGAACTGGTGCGCGGCTATCAGCGCCAGTCGGACTACTCGCGTTCCATGAACACCCTGGCGGAGCAGAGGCGTGCAGCCGAAGCGGCCCACCAGGAAATCATGAGCGAGCGCAACCACTACGTTTCCCAGCTCGATCAGGTCGCCACGGTCCTCCAGGCCGCGCTGCCGACCCCGCCCAGCGAACAGATGCTGCAGACCGACCCCCTGACCTACGTCCAGCAGGAAAAGCTGTATGAGGCCAAGGTCAATCAGCTGCGCGCGGTACTGGGCGAGAAGCAGCGCGCGGAGGAACAGAGCCAGCGCGAGATGGAACGGCAGCATCAGCAGATGATGAGCCATGCGCGCCAGCACCTGCTTGCTGAACTGCCGGACTGGAAGAACCCCGACAAGGCGAGAGCCGGACAGCGCGAGCTGGCCGACTACATGCGCACGTGCGGCTACAGCGAGCAGGAAATTGCCGCTGCCGCCGACCCGCGCGCCGTGGTCGGGTTCCGCAAAGCGATGCTCTACGACCGCCTTCAGGCCGCCCAGCCCAAGGTGACCCAGAAACTGGCGACCGCGCCAAAGATGGTCCGCCCAGGCAGCGCCGGCCCTGCTCCCGATCAGGCGAAAGCCCTCACGCAACGCGTCAAGCGCAGCGGTGGCCGTGATATGGACGCCATCGCGCGGTTGATTGAGCTGGGATAAAATCCTATGGCCGTCCCTACCAATACGGCACAGACGTACCAGTCGTCTGTGATCAGAGAAGACCTGTCGAAAATCGCCGAACTGATTGCGCCGACCGAAACGCCGTTCATGACGGCCATCGGCAAGACGACAGCAAGCAGCACACACCCTGAGTGGGTGACCGTAGACCTTGCAGCCGCTGTGGATACTAACGCAGAGGTTGAAGGCAACGATGTCACGGCCGACGCCATGACCGAGGGCGTGCGTCTCAGCAACTATACGATGATCAGTGACAAGGTTGCTCAGGTCTCCAGCACGCGCGAGAACGTGGACGAAGTCGGCGACCTGAACACCATGAGTAAACAAGTCGCGCTGAAAACGCAGGAACTCAAGCGCGACATGGAGAAACAAATCCTCTCCAACAAGGTGGCCAATGCCGGCAGCGCCAGCGTGGCCAGGGTGAGCGCCAGCTTTCCCAGCTTTTTACAAACTAACGTCTCTCGCGGGACATCCGGAGTTAACCCCGTGCTGTCCGGCACCACGAGTGGGTATCCTACCACCGCTGCGGTTGACGGAACCCAGCGGGCCGTCACGGAAGCGCTCCTGAAAGCTGTGATTGCCCTGGTCTGGAACAGCGGCAGCGACCCCTCGCTGGTCTTCGTCGGCTCGGCCAACAAGCAGCTGATTAGCGCCTTTACCGGCAATGCGACAACCTTCCGCGAGATGGACAGCCGCAAGATCGTGGCGGCAATCGACGTGTATACCTCGGACTTCGGCGAGCTGCAGATTGTGCCCTCCAGGCTGATGCGAAGCCGGGATGTCCTGATCGTGGACCCCAGCAAGGTTCAAATCGCCTACTTCCAGAAGCTGCAACAAACGCCGCTGGCCAAAACCGGCCATAGCGAGAAACGCATGGTCTTCACGGAATACTGCCTGAAGGTGCTGAACGAGCGCGCCCACGGCATCGTGGCTGATACCGGCGGCTGATGACACGGAAACACAGAAAAGCGTAACCACGGAAATACGGCAGATCTCGGCCAAGCTTGCTTGGCCGATAGGGCGCCCTGGTGGCGCCCGTGCTGCTTTTGAAGGAGCGGAGATGGTCAAGAAACTCGCGGAAGAGCAGGAAAAGTCGGTGGAACAGGCTGAAGAGGCCGCCAAAACTTCCGGCACGGCCAATCCGGCGCTGGAGCCTGACAAGTCGAACATGCCGGAACCGGGGACCACGCCCGACACCGCCCAGATTATCAACACCGACCAAGCCAAGTCACTCAGCCCGAATGTCACTGTTTCCGGCACGAAGCCGGACGGTGAGGGCGGTTATGAGTTGTTGGACACGGTAGACCCGGCGGTTGCCAATGCCGCCCTGCTGGGGCCGACCAAGGCGCAGAAGCCCCAGAACCCCAGCGAACCCCCCGAGGACACGGCGGCCAAGCCGGCAGAGGGCGAAGTGCTGTTCGAATGCACCGCCGACAACCAGCCTTTCTATTCTGGCAACCGCTCCGGCACCATCACCGGCGGCCCGATGCAGAAAGGCCAGAAGTATGTGATGAGCAAGCAGGAAGCTGACCTGCTGACCCAGACCAAAGCCGGCCGCATCGCCTCTTCCGAACCGGAACCCGAAGCGCCCCCGCCGAAAGCCAGCGCCAAGAACGCCAAGGTTGAAGGGAGTGACGCGGCCTGATGGAAACGCGCTTTGTCACCGACCCCATGACGGGCGACCTGACCGTCATTCGCGGCGGCGATGTCGGGCCGAACCTGGAGTTGAACAAGGCGCTTTATAACTCGGGGGATGGCTACGCGCCATCCCGCGAACTGCGCCGGGCGGCCAGCATCCCGATGGAAGTTGTCGAAAAGTGGCGCAACGAGTTGGGCGTCAACGTCTTCGACCCGAACCACAAAGAGGCCGTCCGCCGGCTGCTGAACAGCCGCGAATACCTGTACCTCAGAACCGCACCCGGGAGGCTTTGACCATGCCCCTTGACCGCCATGGCATCGCCTCGGATGCTGTCGCCATCACGCCGCACGACACCACCGCCAATCGCTTCGAAGCACTTTACACCGGCGCTGGCGGCACCATCATCGTCCGCACCCAGGACGGCACCACCGTCACCTTTGCCAGTGCCCAGGCCGGCACCATCCTGCCGATCAAGACCAACTTGGTGTTGAGTACAGGTACAACCGCAACGGGACTGGTCGGGTTCAGATGAGCGTTATCACGCTCGGCGTCACCATTCCCAGAGGCATGAAGGGCGGCGCCCCCTCCGCCCCGGTGGTGCCCAGCGACGGCCGAACGCTCAGCCTGGATTTCGTCAACAGCCTGTATTACGGCTGTGCGGTCGGCGGCACCCTGGCCTCAAGAACCCTCAGCCAGCTTGTCACGGGAGCCACCGGCACAGCGACGCCGGGCGGTTCCGGCTGCCTGATCGGGGCGGCGGACGATGTCTCGCTCGTCATGTCGCCCGCCGTATTCGGCGGCGGCAGCTGGTTTCAGACCACGGCTGGGACGGTCTATGCCCATGCCGTCATCGCTTATGTCAACTCAGGTTTTCCCCGCATCTTCGAGTTCACCGATGGGTCCGACAACAATCGTGTGATCGGCAGATATAATACAACCGCTGATGTTGGGGCCGTTGTGACGGTCGGCGGGTCGGATGAGGAATTGGCCAACACGCCCTATGCGACGACCGCAAAACTTGCGATTGCATTCGACGGCACCGGCTTCAAGTCTTGCTTGAACGGCGGCACCGTCCAGACCGGTGCGGCTGTCGTGGCGGCAGTGAATGCATGCCAGCTGGGCAACCGCGGGACAACCAAAAATAGACAGCTTGACGGCTATGTTCGCGAATTTAGGTTCTATCCGACGAAATACTCCTCCGCCAACCTTCAGACGTTGACAACCTGATGGCCCTGACCAGCTACGCCACCCTGAAGACCTCCGTCGCTTCCTGGCTGATGAGGGCGGACCTGACCGACGTGATTCCGGATTTCATCGCGCTGGCCGAAGCCGATATGTTCTCCCGCCTGCGCCTGCGCTGCATGCTGACCCGGGCCACAACGACGCTTGGCACGGACGGCTACGAGGAGCTGCCCCTGGACTTCCTGCAGATGTGGCGGCTCAAGCTGGATGAGGTTGAGCTGGAGTTCAGCCCGCACACCCTGATGGCCAGCTTTGCTGAGGATTGGGCCGGCTCACCCCAGAAATACTACTGCATCACGGGCGAACAGCTGCAGCTGGCCCCACCCTCCGGGGGCAGCCCGGCCCTGCTGGAAATGGCCTACTACGCCAAGCCCGACGCTCTCAGCGACACCATCACGTCCAACCGCATCCTGGAAGCCAGTCCGGGCGTCTACCTGTTCGGCGCCCTGGTCCAGAGCGCTCCTTATCTGGGCGACGATGCCCGTATCCAGGTCTGGAAGATGCTCTACGACGACGCGGTCAAGGTCTTGCAGGACGCGGACGATGCCGCCGAGTTCAGCGCCGGCCCCTTGGTCATTCGCAGCGCCAGCACGGAGATGACGCCATGAGCGACGGCCCGACCCACTTCCTGATTCCCCGCGAAATGCTGGATGGCTTGATTGCCTACCTCGGGCGCCGGCCTTACGCCGAAGTTGGTATGGCAATGCAGGCGCTGGAACGGCTGATGCCAGCCCCGCCCCAGCCGGAACCCCCAAGCGAGCCCGTGGAATGAGCACGACCTGGACGCGCCAGATCGACGGCTCCAGCGTTTCGGTCAGTGGCGAAGCTGCCGCAAGCGCCGCTGCTGCGGCCCTGAGTGCAACGGCAGCCGCCAGTAGCGCAACGGCTGCGGCGACCAGCGCCGCGACAACGGCCACCGCGACCGGCGGCTCGACGGCGGCCACGCTGGCGAACAGGTTTGGTCGCATTCTGAACGCGCGGGATGATTTCGGCGCGACCGGCGACGGCACCACCAACGACACGACAGCGCTACAGGCATGGATTGATGCCTGCAAGGCTCCCGGCACCGGCAACAAGGCGGCGGCGCTGGGTTTCCTGCCGGCCGGGACCTACCTGCACAGTGGCCTGACCATCAACCGGCCCGTCCACTTGATTGGCGCCGGATGCCCCGCCGCAACCCTCACGCTGGCGCCGGGGTCCGCCGTGCCTGCGATCACCATCCGGGTGGCGCACGCCGGTTATGACTATTATGCCACCGCCGGCAATCCGCCGAGTTCGGTGGTGCTGGAAAACCTCCGGGTTCAGGGCAGCGGCAAGAGCGACGTTCCCGGCCAGACCGTGGCGCACGGCATCAGTGTCGCTGACGCATCCAGCAATCCCGTCTACAGTTACCTTGTCCTGCGCAATATCGATGTCACCAACTGCGCCGCTGACGCGGTCAACGCATTGTCGTGGAATGGCTACGGGGTGCTTGAGCACTGCGCTCTGTTCAACAACAAGCGGACCAACATTCGCCTGACCTCGTCCTACGACTGGCGCATTACCGACTGCGACATCGGCGTTGCCAATGAGGATAATGTTCTCCTTTCCGGCGCCGGCCAGATCATCTTCAAGGGCACCAACATCTATTCGGCCGCCCGCTACAACGTGTACATCTACGGCCGGGTTGCCACCGGCCTGGGCGACCAAGGTTTCTATGGCTGCTCGTTCGACCGCGCCACCCAGCACGGCGTCTATATCGACAAGGAACCGGACAAGCCGGTTCATTTCGTGGACTGCACATTCTCGCTGGCATCCCGCCCGGCCAGCGCCGCCGCGACCTATTCCGAACTGTACCTGACCTCGATCTATGATACCGGGACGGTCAACAATGGCGCCGTCACCTGCATCGCCTGCCGGTTCTACGGCCCGAACTCCTACAACGCATCGGACACCTCGAAATACTGCATCGAGTTCCAGGGCGGCTCGACCGGCACAGTCAACGTCGTCGGCTGCTGGTTTGAGGCTGGCAGCCCTTATGCCACGGGCGTCACCAATCAGCCGTCCCAGATTGTCACCCAACTTGGTTACGCAACCGAGACGAACAGCGGGTTTTCGGTCGCTCAAAACCTGAACGTGACGGAAACGACCCAGTACCGGGGCCTGTTCGTCAGGAACGGGACCGGCGATATTGCCAGCCTGAAGGGCTTTGGCACGGCGAACGATGTGGGTGGCCTGACCCTGCTCAACAACAGCGGAACGCCGGGCATCCAGTTGATTGCCAATTCGTCATGGGGCGGCACCTACGTCAATGTCGATCTCTATCTTGG